CCCGTGCCGCGTGTAATTCCTGTTCCGAGCCTTCAACGTCGAAGACGGTAAACCACTCTTCAGGGTCCATGTGCTTGTAGTTAAGCCTGTAGAGTTTCATCAGTTCTTCGGTCCACGCATCACTCAGAGTGTCGTAAACAGAGGAAAATACCTGCAATCCCTGTTCGATAAGAGCCATTACCGTTGTCGGCTGCATGACCTTTTCCGTCTGCCCGGTAATCGCTTCTGTTTCGGAAGCCAGTCTGTCTGATCTTGCGAGAAGAAGCTGTATTGCCTGTGGATGGACAGCAGAAGGTCCGGGGAACTTGAACTGGTGTATTCCCCTCCCCATTTCCTCTGCGGAAGCAGGAACCTTTTTAAACTTCCCAAGGGAAAACTCTATATCTCCCCCGGCTGGTCCGGCTATCTGCTCAGATATAAAACCTGAGTTGTTTCCCACCGTCGAGAGTGTCCCCGCATCCACCATCTGTCTGAGTAACTTGTTCACACTGGCGTTAAGCTGGGAAATCAGGTGCCCGTGACCAAGGCCGTAAAACCCGTCTGGATTTTCCATGTAAACATAATGCGTGAAACAGTTTACGGGATTTTGGTCGTCTATCGGGTCCCCCGCTTCGTCGGTTTCCCAACGAATGGAAACTCTTAGAACATTACCGTTTTGTGCATCAACGGTAAAAATATACGGTTCATCAACACCGTCGTCATCAAGGTCAAACCATGTGTGCTGCTCAAGAATAAGGGCTTCCCGCTTGTCGTGCCTTGAGGACGGCTGTAAACCCTGTGCATCGTCGTGAGCCTGATCCTGTTCCCTGGCTATCTCATCCTTCTCGTAGGGAACGGGTTCTTCGGAAAAATAATCCGCTTCGTAAAGTTTCTTCGCCTTGTGCATGGGCATGGGGATTCGATGCGTAATCCTGGGGACATCCTCTATATCCCTTGGCCCTGTTCCGTAAGGAATGGCAACATCCGTAGCCCGTATGTTTTCCACGACATTCATGTCGTTCAGAGGATCGAAGTAAGCCTTGGTAAAATGGGAACCGTGAAGAGCCACGGAAAGAAGCATTCTTCTCTTGCCTCTTTTATAGCCGCGCATCTTGTCCATAAGCTGGAACGCCATGTGTTCCTCGATGCGTTTGGCGCGGGATCTGGCTCCTGAATCAACCCTTCCCAGAGGCATGGCCTTTATGACCTTGCGGGAAGAAAACATGGCCTGGATAGCCCTGGAAGAGAACTGTGTGCAGGATTCCGACAAAAGCGGAAGGGATTCCTGTGAAGATCCGTCCCACGGGGGGTTTGTGGGAAGGTCTTTTTGGAAGTACATGCGGAGCCATTGCGAGTGCATCTGGTCCCATTCGGTGCGGGATTCAAGATCACTTTCGTAATCGCTTAAAACAGAGGAGCCGATCTCGCTCAGTTCACCCTCTTCGAGATCAGCCGCCAGATTTCTTAATTCCGGATGGATATATGTGTCAGCCACTTATAATAATGTCCGTGAAGCGGGGTAATATTTTTCTTTTCTGGTTCCAGATATGAGGTATAACCCCCGGCCCGTAGACTTCTATATTCATGTCATCCATAGACGACATGATATTCTGGAAGTCCTGTGCTTGAGCCACCTTCTCAGCGTCCGACCAGAATTTTCTGCCCTCAATGTCTATTTCAAAGAATTTGTCATTACCGTACTTGTCGAGTTCTTCCGGATTTTCCGGCGGCTCGAAATAACAACAGTCGTAGGCAAAAAGTCTGAATTGTCGGAAACCGAGGCATCTCATAACTCCGATACCGCGCATTGCGGTGGAGCAGCCTCCGGAGATCATAAATGTTTCTGTGCCCAAACGGTCAGCAAGGATTTCTGATTCTCCTGCACCTACATGAGCGTGGTAAATATAGTAGCATTTCTCCTTTAGCCTGTCAAATACCACCGGGTGGCACATACTGGCAACAAGGTAAATTGTCTCTTCGGGTCCTTCCGGGATAAAGTCGGCAACATGGGGTCTTGGATCGAGAAGAATACACCCCCACACCCGGATACCCGCCTCGATCAGGGTGTTGAGGGCATGTTTTACCGCAACAACGTGATGGTTCGGCTTTTCCGACAGTTCGCGGATGTGTTCAAGCTGGGACTCCAGGCTGGGACCTGCGGAAACAAGGACACAGACGGCTTCCGGGATGACTTCGCATAACTGCACTTCCCTGTTGGTGAAAGTGGACGAGTAGTGAATGTTGGCCTGTATTCTTTCGTCGGGGACACAGTTTTTGGTCTTGACGATGAGATTATCGCCCTCGATGTTTCCGACAGCTTCTTTCTGGGAAGCATAGCCGGGTTCATTCGACATCAGTCCTTCTTTTCTTAACGGCCCTTTCTTGTGGATCATAACACCCCCAAGAGGACAGTCGTCCCAGACGTGCATCCCCGGAACATCCTGGGAAACATTGTACCACCATCCGTGCTTGTCCTTTATCTGGTCGAATATGTAGGAGTCATGCCATTCTTCGTACCCGAAGAGTTTGCCGGAAGTATATATCTTCCTTATTTCCCTGAGATACGACCATGCCGACTTGTGGACGGGAAGGAATCCCAGTTCCGAATGGTGCCAGTCTTTCCTGCCAAGATAAGACCCCGCGAAACCGGGAGGGGTAAGACTTTCCATAAATTCATCTGTGACTTTTTCTGTTGTTTCAATATCTGCATCAAGCCACAACCAGTATTGGGTTGTCTTCCGGCTTTTCCGCTTCGGGTCCGTAAAGGCAAAAACCTTATGACAGAACTTTGTCGCATTAAAGCGATAGTCCTTACTGTGTTTATCGGCGTACTTTTCGAGAAACGCATCCCTCTGTTTGTCCTGCGACAGGTTGTGCCAGATGACCTGCTTCGTATAACCCTGCGGGTGATCTTCCCCCTCCCAGTATACATGGATGGGGTACTCCCAGTATTTGCAGTAGGAATCGAGAAACCTCTTGCCGTACTGGTCCCACCCGGCAAGGGAAAATGTGGTGACAGTTTCGTACATTATTCGGCCTCGAACAGGGGTTTTTCGGTTTCCGCCAGAATATTCACATATCTGCGGTACTGGTTCGTAGCGTCCCTGCGGGAAACGCCGTGTATGGAATTCAGTGAATTAACAAAGAAAAACATGGTATTCGGTTTGTATTCTATTGTTTTGACCTTTTCGACGGCGTTCCTGGGGCATTCGTTCTTCTTCTCCATGTTTTTTCTCCCGGCAAACTTCCTCTTTCCTTTCCATTTATAGAGTTCGAGATCCCCGCCTGAGTTGTAACCCTCCGGCGGCATGTAGAGAAGACCAGCGAAAAGCTCACGAGGATCGTCAATATGAGGACCCCTGACACTAGACCTGCGAGAAACAGGAGTATTAATAGCGAGTTGAGAATCGAGTATAAAAGGTTTGTCATCGAGGCCCCTTATTCCCGTTTCGAGGGGAAGCTGCGTGATGGGATACATCCCCTGAATGTGGGGGGAAAACGTCTTGACGACTTCCTGGAAAAAATGCCCTGAAGTCGTGTATTCCATGAATGCTTTCCATAAGGGGGTCAGAACGTGTTCAAACAGGGCCTTCCTCGCCGGATACTGTTTGAGGATGTTCTGGTCCTCCTTCTGTTTCATGGCGGAAAAATATTCATAATTACCGGGCCATTCATCATCAAGCTGCTGATAGAGATCGTCCTCCAGCTTTGCCACGAAATGGGGGAAGGGATCTGTCTCTATGCTGTCCGGCCAGATAAACCCGTCCTTGAGAGACAACGGGTCTACGGGAGGATCGTACTTCGACTGAAGGGGCATACAGAACGTGCTGTCGTATTTCTTCTGTAGAACAGATATAACGAAATAGTTAACATCCGTCCCTTCCGGGTTCTTTATTTCATCCACCCCCGGCTCGAACATGTTCTCGCCGTTTCTGTCACAGGCAACCGTCATAACCCTGTGGTATCTGTTGGCCCTTGCCAGATCATCGAATAAAACCGGGTGGAAATTATAAAACCCGTGGTTCTGCCAGTTAATCCACGGCAGAACGTGGATCATAAAACCCCCTGCCTTGCAGAGATAGTGCATGTTGTGGAACACGGCGTACTGGTTGAAGATGTGTTCTCCGGTTCCGTTGTTCGTCACCAGATCGTACTGGGGGCAACCGGGATCGAGGCTGTAGTTAAGGTTTACGAGAACGGTCCCGTTGTTGTTGGCGTCCATAGAGTCGTACTTGTCGAACCCCAGTTCCCTGTAGAAATCCTCGACGGTTTCTATGCTTTCCCTGTCCTTGAACTTTACCGTCAGGCTTTGAGATCCCATTTCGATAACACTTGCCTTCTCAGGAAGGTGTTTCCTGACATGGACAACGGTTTTCGACATTGCCGGATTAAAAGTCATCAACATCCTCTTTCAGTTTGTCCAGTTTTCTTGTCAGGTCCCTCTGGATCTCGCTTAATGTTCCAAGCTCCTCGGAAACATACCGGAAATTATTGCAAAGATTGTTTATCTTGTCTTTCATTTCAGGCTTCAGACCCGTTTTGTAATCAGTCATTCCCCGTTCCCCGCATGACTTCCGAATCGACGTAGTTCTCC